ATAAAATCACTTGCAAGAGTCTTATAATTATCATCGCAGATACTTAATCTTAGATGTAGCCAGTCCCCCGAATCAAGAAGATCCTGAATAAGAGAGTCTTCATGCTTTACAGTATCAATATATATAATCTTCCAATTCTTATGCAATAAAGGTACTGCTCTCATAAGATCACTAAAGAACCACTTCTTTCTCTTCTTCCTAATCTCTTCATTTTCAAGTGTATCTGTATCCTCAAGATCATCAACAATAAAGAGGTCTGGGCGATAACGAATCCAGTTTAATCCACGAATCTGTTGCCCTGAACCACGAGGAAGAATCATAGTATAACCATTAGCAATCCAAGTCTTTTTAGAAAACATCTCTTCAACACCTTCATAGTCAGAATGTTTAACGTGTCCAAATATCTTCCTAATATCTTGATTAGCAATAAGCTCAGTCTTAATGTTCTCTGTCTGCATCTCAGCAGAAGTTGCACTATTACTAACATAACATATAAAACGTTTGTCTCTAAATAATATAGCCTTAGAAGCAATCATACGAGCAATAGTTGTCTTTCCTATACCACGAGGAGCAGATATAACAATCTTTCTACTATCACTATCAATAGCCTTAAATATCTGATCATGTAAGTCTGAAAAAGCTACATTAAACTGATCTGGGAATAAGACCTTTGCCATGTATTGACTATCGTTATAGCAATGAGCCATGATATCTTCTATATCCTTATCTATCATGGTGAAGGTCCTAAAGTTTCAATCACTCTAATATCTACGTGATCGTTTACAGTAGCTCCAATATCATCACGATCTAGTTTAAGAATCTGTTCGTCTATAATAACTATATAATAATCCATTATGTAGTGTCAGCATCCAATGTTACTTGTTTTGAAAGTCGTACTCGACCCTCTAGTATTCTTGTTACATTACTTGATCCATCTGTTAATTCAAGATCATAATATCCCCACTTAAATGTAAGTGCACCTGTTTTAGATGCTAGGATATCTATATCTATAGTTCCATTAGCTCCACCCAGTGATATTTCTGGGCTACCACCATCATGTCTAACAGTTAAAAGAGCGTTAGTGTCACTCTTTCTCTGTCTTATAGACATCTTTGCACTATATGATGTAAGGTTAACAGGAGTAGCATTCTTATCTTTCCAAATCAAAGATCTTTTCCAATTAGCTCCTTGTTCAATAACAATATCTTGTTTTCCTGAAGTCATCTTTTTCTTATTTCCTCCACTATTATAATCATTTAATCTAGTCCCTTTCCCTTCATACCAGCCATATATATCTCCATAAGGTACACCAACTGCCTCTACTGTTTGGTTTGCTGGAGTTCCTGATAAGTACACATACGTATCTCTATTTGTTGGATCATCAATAGAATATTCTGGAGTCCCTCTATCCCAATAAGCAAAGAAATAATCCGAATAATCTGACTTAATATCAAAAGCTCCATACTTTCCAAAAGGCATAGAAGAAAACCACTCAACCCCACTAACAATACGACTCTCATATGGCTTAACAAAACTTTGTACCATTGTAAGAGTAAATTCATCGCCAGTTAATAACTTTGAACTGCTCTCACCATAGCTTCCATAATCAAATGTAGCAATATAGTCAGCTGATGGCTGCCTAAAATCAAAAATATTAATATCTCTAAAAGGATAAGCAGTACCAGCAGCGTCCATACCTTCTACATTACTAGAAGGAAAGATAGTTGGATTAGTTCCTAGGTTATAAAGCTCATGACCACAGCCAGAGAATAGACAATTCCCGACAGCAAGAACGACTGTCGATGTAGCTACCCCAGATCTCCTAGCTGCCCATCCAGCAGCTTTCGTATTATCAGTTGCATCTCCACACATATAGAATAAGCAACGGTCAACAGTAGCATTAGTCTTATTAAAGAAATAACCGTACACACCTGAAGCGATATTTACAAAAGAACAGTAGTCTATATCTACCAAATCGGCAGAATTAGTGGATCCACTATTAGAACCATAGATTGCATCAGTAAGCCAAGTACTCGTAACAGGATCCCAATCTGATATAAAATTACATCCATACACAACTAATTGAGAAGTACAAGGATTCGAGGGATTCCAAAAGATAGCTCCAATCTGAGTCCCTAATCCATCTGACGATCTATAAAAAGTCAGATTATAAAAATAAAACCTTTTCTGTCCTCCTCCTCCAGTAGTATCAGTAGGAGCTAGATCAATCATATGATCTGTACCTGTCCAAGTCAATATAGGCTCGTAACCAGGTCTATCATCAGCCCAAGCCCTCATTGTAAGATCCGCAGTAAGATTAACAGGCGTAACTGTATAAGTATATCCACCCTTTATTCTAATAATATCTCCAGCTGAATACGTATCAAGTGCATGATCTACTGTTTCCCAAGCTGTGCCTACACCAATACCATTATTACTGTCATCCCCTATTTTCTGATGTACGTAGTAAGTAGCCATATTCTATCTCTTGCTATGATCGTTTATCGAACAAAGCATTTATGATTGTTTAACCTTATTTGATAGTTCTAATGCTCTATTAGGTGTCTGTTTAGCCCACCTAGAATCAAGCATTTCAGCAGCCGCTTTCTCATAGTCTGCAGATTCCATGTACCCAATAGTTTTCCTAAATCTTGAAAATCCAGATACTCCGAGCTGGTAACACATCTCAATTACAACTTCCTGAACCTCATCAGGTGATATAGATACCCAAGGGAACTTATTATATACTTTTATAATAAGAGATAAAAGCTTACGTTCAAGAATAATACCAGCAATATCCTCATCCATCTTTAGATCTTTGATAGCAAAGCCATAGCCTATAGTATCAAAGCCGAGAGTATCCTTATATACATCTGAACGAAATCCTTCATGAGATTTCACACTCTCAAATAGCTGTCGTATATTCATCTTAAAGTATGCCCTGCTTTGCCCAGCACAGAAGAAGGGAGGTATGTTGGAGGGGTATTTGGGGTAATAATAAGCAGGGCATAATTTTATCACACACTCGCTATAAACATTTCTAGATCACATGAAGCAGTATCTGCATCAGCTTGAATATTTGTTAAACTTCCGAAGTTTGCACTAGAGGCAGCATCAGCATCTTCAGTTGCATTAAAAATAGCTGTCATACCATTAGAATTATCACCAGTCAATACAAAAGACTGTCCATAATCAAGTTTAAGAGCAATTTCGTCATTATCTTGATTCCTAAATGTTAATGTAATAAAATTTGTATCATCTTTATTAGTAAATCTAATATATCTTACATTAGCTGCTATATAGTTTCCTGCAGCAATAGCTGCACTAAATGTAGCTACTGTAGCCTCAGTAGTTGTAACAGTTACAATTCTTTTTGATACCTCATTTATACTACTAATTGTTAAAGTATTAGTAGATCCTTGGTCTTTACCATTAAGACTAATTGTTTCCGTTATTTTAACTGTCAGTGTGGCAGCTGTTAGTGTACTTGTCATACCTTTATCCTTGCTTACCTTTAAATAATCCCTGTAGCAAATCTGTTACTACATCAACTACCTTCTCAAAGAATACTTGTTCCTTCTCCTCTGATACAAAAGGAATGTCGATCTTCTCATTAATCTTAGATGCGATCTCTTTTTCCATCTCTTCTGATGATAGATAATCAGCAACCTGATCACGCATTTTATCAGCTTGAGATTCAGCTATTGCTACTAACATTGATTTAATGTCCATATTATAAGTCCTTTATCATTTGTTTAATTTCAGATATGTCATTAGTTATACCTATTAATTGTACTTCAATGACATCTTTATCCGCTTTTCCTACTCTCAAGTTTTTTACTCCTTCTTCTACATAATCTAATTTTACCTGATTACTCCCCCATAACACAGCTAAAGCTACTAAAGTAATAATTATTTGTAATATATTCCCTGTTGTGATGCCACCATTTATCTTCATTTTGCGTTGATCTTTCCACTCAAATAACTAATCTTATCTGACAACTCTGCCAGCTCCTTACTTAGATCTTCATGTCGTCTGTTACTTACTTCATCACTGCGATTCCATCTATCCAACATCTTCAATAATATACCTTCAATATTGCTCATTTTAGTTTCAGACTTCGCATTTGTTTGACGAATACTGTCTAAATCTTCTGACTGCTCTTTCTGATGCTTTATAAGATTCATTATTAGCATTACAAATAGAGCTACTATAACCCCTATCGCTCCATACTCCGCATATGTTTCTATCATTCATCTTTCCCAAAAGTTTTTTGCCATAAAGATCTATTCATTTCACTTAACTGCTCATTACGAGCACTTTCAATAATCTGTAACCTACTATGAAGATCACCATATTGTGATTCTGTCTTACTTCTTAAATCTTCTACTTCTATCATTGTTGTACTTAAACTCATTCTCAAACTATACCAAGCAGCTACCATTGAACCTATTAATACTACTAGCTGAGCAAGCCACTTTATATTGATAGTGAGATTTAAAGAGTCGTCTATTTTTGGCACTTATAATACCATCCATAATGCTATCCCTGTTTCAACAACTATATCACTAATTGTATTCTTAACCCAGTTAGATCTACTACCATAAGGTTTCCATCCATCTTCAACTATCCACTCCATTACTTCCCATGCTACACCAATTCCTAGTACTAAAGCCACTGCATAAAAGTCAGAAGCTCCACACCATTGTGCTACTTTACATATAAAGGCTCCTGCTGCTATATGGACAGAGGTCCACTTATCAATCCAAGGAGGCTGTATAAACTTTTGTATTACTTTACTAATTGGGTTCATATTATACCTTTAATCGTTTTAATTCACAAGGATCAGATGTTATTCTTGATAACAGTTGTGATTTAGTTTCACTACTCTTATAAGCAACACCTCTTTTATCATAAAAATCTTTTATCTCATTCTTTGTATTTTCGTCAGATGGATAGTCAGATTGAGCAGTAGCTACACCATTGATTATATGATGCTTACCAATCAACAGTCTGCCATGTCCATTATCATGCTTCTTAACACATTCAGACACATAAAACTCTTCTGCCACTTTAAAACTATTAGACCTCTTAGCGACAGTGCCATCAACATCAATAAAGTAGGTATAAGACGAAGGATAGGTCAGAGTCTCTGTAGTTCCATCTGCATAAGTTTTTGTGCGTATAGCACTTGGAGTCGTATTTTTATGAATCCTAACTCGATGACCCTGACTGCACCTTCTAATAATCATGCTTCTGCCTCT